ACCTTACCCCACGATGGACCAGCATACCGCATCGTTGTCCGTGAACAGCCCGGACGCTGTGATGACCACGGTGCAGTCGGTCGAAGCGCCGGCGGTGCCGCCGGCCTGACTCACAGAACCACCCGTGCCGGAGCGCACGTAGATCACGAGGGCGCTCGACGTGTTGAGCGACTGCGTACCGTTCGCGTCGGTGTCTAGGGTGGTGTTAGCCGCCATGCCCCGATACCACTCACGCTTGATGCGCGTAGTGATGTTCTGGAACAGGACATGCTGTGGGGAGAATCCGGGGGTCAGTGTCAGTACACCAGCCGCCAGCGCTGCACCGGTGGTGGTGTTGACATCGGTCGCCGCGGTATACGTACCGCTGAGATACCCTTGGGTACGCTGCACCGGGCCAGTGTTCTTGCCTACGACGATGGTGGGAGAGGTCATGGTATTTTCCTTAAAATGGGTTCAGTGCGAGGAACCTAAGCCCCCCGCGATCCGATTATTACAGCGTGACCGCACAGTGCAGTCGATACAACCATAGATCGTTCAGGATGAGCGACGTTTGCGCGCACTTCCAGCCGAGCGTTCCGCGTTGGTTCAGCGGGTCGCCGGTACCGGACGAGCCGGGGTTGTGGGCGATCAGCGACATCGCGTTCGAACCCTTCAGCGGGACGATACCGTAGGCGTCAGCCGACAGGTACAGAACCGAGTACACGTCCGCAAACGAAGCGGTGTTGCGCATCGTGGTCGATGCGCCGCCGTACACACCGGTCGCACCCGCAAACGGGGTGTACAGGACACTGCGGCAGTAGCGCACATCTTCCACCGAGCCATGCTCGCCGGGGAACAGTTTCGTCTGCCCCTGGTACTGCTTCGCGGGGATGTAACCCTGCATGTTGCGAATGTCGTTCGTGACATCGGTGTGGTGGATCGCAACGAACCCGGCTTCGACCGGTTCCGTGCGGAACGCCGCACTGGACGAAACGACTTCGGTGATGGGTTTCGCGCGCTGACGCAGCATCGCGGCGGTCGCCGTGCGCTGGGCGTTCAGGTTGATCGGGGTGTTGACAGTGGTGATGCCCCCGTTGGTGTAACCAACTTGAGTGCCGGCCTTGACCACGTGCCAACGCAGGGTTTCCACCGTTTCGGCGGCTTGCTGCACGCACAGGGAACCGTACTCCTGAAGGATCGGATCTTCGTGTGTGTCCAACATGAATCCCGAATAGGGTATGAAATCGCCATATTCGGACAGCGTGCAGGCGTAGTCGGTGATCGTCGGCTTGGTGCCAGACGGGGTCACGCCTTCGACCAGTGCGGTCGTGGCAAGAGCCAGGGCCTCGAACCGACGGAAGATCGCGACTTTGGTGGATTTGGTAGGTAGCAGGAATGTCTGGCCAAACCGCTCCAGAAGCATTACCGCGTCGTGGCGTTTCAACAGCGGCACCATCGCCTTTGCGGCTGTCCGCGGGGTGATGTCACCATAGACTTGCAGGGCTGTGGTCATGATTATTTCCTTTGCTCTTGGTTAAAAGACTACGTACTTCATTCGTTCTTGCCGTAGCCGCCCCAACTGTGGGGGCGAGCAAAGCACTACTAAAACATTACGCCCCGTACAAACTCTGCCACAGTCCTGCGGCAGTATCCACACAGAGACGAGACTTACCCGCCGCCACGGCGACACCAGTCGCAGTCGCAACTGCATCAATCGTGTCCGTACCGGTGCCATACAACTGCAGCGAGTTCGCCGCGGCTGAGTTCTTGACTATATGGACATCCCCCGATCCGGTCGCAGCCGGAAGTTTCACCGAGTCGTTACCCGCCGCGACAACCGTGACATTGTGTACCGACGCCGCAGCAGACAACGCCAACGCCGCGGCCTGAGTTCCGCCCGAATGCGCAGTGATTGTATCCTCAACCCCGGCCGCGCCAACGGACACTAGCGCGATACGCAAGGTATCAAGGTTCTTAGTTGCCCCGAGAACCGCCGTCTTGCTGGCAGTTGCAGTACCCGCCGTCACGCCGGCATTCTTGTCCAGTTCAGCGGTTGTTGCCGAAGTCGAGGTGCCGGTCAGGTTGGCAGCGGCCACATACCAGTGACCAGGCGCGTCGCAGAAGAACGCACCTCGCGCGCCTCCGACAAGGCTGAACGCCGAACCAGCAGTGATAGCGTTGATCTGGTCGGCGGCGAGTTCAGGGAACACAATAAGTGTTTGGTTGGAGACCGTGTTGACGATCTCGACCATTGTATCGACTTCCGACTTGGGAAGCCGGACGGCTTTGGTGCCGTTGGCAGCGGTGACGACGTTGCGACCGGCGGACAGCACTGCGGCATCGGAGATCAGAGACCCCGTCGCAGCGACCGTCGCGACAGACAACAGGTCGTTGAAAAACTTCTTGACAGAAAAATCAGCAATTGATGCAGCAACGGAAAGTTTGTTCAGAACGCTCATAGCAAGCTCCTTGGCGTGGTTAGTTGTGCATCAACGTGTGGATTCCCATACGAATAGTATGGCACACTTTTGATTATTGTGCAATTCTACCCACCCATCTCCCGCACGGCCTCCGCAAAGGAACCATCGAAGTCGTTCGGATCAGCCGAACCCTTCGGCAACACCGCCACGCGCCGGGAGTTAACCGGCGTGAGATCCGCGCCGTCCGGCGCCTTGGGTTTGACCGGAGCGACGGGGACTACGGGGACGACAGGCGTGGTGCCGGTTGCCTTCTTGAAGTCGGTTACCAGAGCGATCACCTCCTGGGTAGTACCCTTATCATACACCGTCTGCGCACCAATCTGCGCGTAGGGCGGCAAGGTCTTGATCCAGTCGGGGACCTTGGCGATCACAGCATCGTAGTCCGTGTGTGCGGTATGCAGCGCCGTGACGTGCCGTTCCATCGCTGCATCAGACGTATCTTGCTCCACCGTGGCGAGACGAGGAGCAACCTGTTCAAGTATGCCCCGCACCGCCTCGTACACGCGGGCGTTGATGTCCCGATCAACCGAACGCAACCGGGCTTCAACCGCAAGCGCCTCCTCGGGGAAGTCGGCCTTGAACTTGGCAAGTGCCGCCACTTCCTCCGGCGTGGGCTCGTAGGGTTTGATGCTCGTCTCGAACGCCTCTCTCGCGGTCTTGGCTTCGGGGGTCTCCACTGGCGCGACAGGCACTACCGAAACGACAGGCACTACCGGAGTTAATGGGGTTACCGGTGCAACGGGCGCAACCGGTGCGACGGGTGCAACGGGTGCAATAGGTACTACCGGGGCGACGGGTTCAACCGGCACCACGGGTGCTACCGGAGCGACAGGTTCGACTGGGGCGACAGGTTCGACCGGGGCGACAGGTTCGACCGGGGGTACCGGCGGCGTGGCTTCCATCTCGGCAACGATCTCGGCAAAGACTGTATCAAAGTCGTCTACGACTGGGGTTTCAGTTGACATTCGGTTCTCCTACGGGTTGTTTGTGTCTCGGGCCTTCGTCGATTATTCGGATGAACCGCGCGATCTCGCGCGCCGCCCCCTGATGCTGGATGAGCGCGTCACCCAACTGCTCGGGCCACTCGCGGTTGATCTGGTCGCGGCGGGCGTACAACAGCGTGCGCAGGGCTTGCACCCCCGCTTCGTTCTTGCTCAAGTACGCCGTTTGCTCCAATTCGTGTTGCTGGGCTTTGATGATGCTCATTTGCTACCTCCTGTCGGTACGGGTTTCTCTGCTACCATGCGCGCGGTATCCGCGGCGTGCGCGGCGACGAGCGTCTTCGACTTGTCGGTCTCGGCCTTCTGCCCCTTGGTAAGGGCGTCGATGATTACCTGGAACACCTCGGCACCGACCTTGGCGCCTTCGCTCCCCGCCTTCGCTTCGCGTTCCAACGCCGTCGCCAGTTCGCGTCTCACCTGCGCGGCGACGAGTTCCATTTGCCCACTGACCTGCGCCTGCTGCGCCTGCTGCTGCGCAGCGACGTTCTTCGCAGCAACGTCATCGTCCTCGAACAGTTCGTCAACTGGGATGTCGTTCGCCTTCGCCGCTTCCTTGAGGAGCGTGCCCATCTTGATGTATGGTAGGTCGCCGGGTTGCAGCGTCGCGCGGAACTCGTTCAGCGCCTGCGAGCGCACCTCCTTCGCGATCAGGCTGGTGGACCCCCGTGCGATCACATCATGGTCACCGTCGCGAGTGGGGTTTGGGTCATACTTGCGATTCCACGCAACGAGTGCGGATATCATGGAGATGGTGAACGTGTCGAAGTTACGCACCGTGTCGCGGATCGGTAGTGCAGCAGCACCGAGGAACATTGAGGCGTTCTTGGACGTGCGCAACGCCTCGCTCCCGCCCCCCGTAGTATCACCCAGCGATGCGGGTGGCAACCCGGATTCTTTATCGCCGAACCCGAGGAACAGTTGCACCAACTGCAACAGGTCGGGCAGGTGGCTGTTGATGCTGATGTCGCGCACGGCGGGGATCGCGTCGGACTGGCCCCCCATGCTCTCACGGTGCCACGTCTTGTGTTTCATGATCGTCGTGTTCTGGCCGGGGGTCAGCATCTCATCGTTCACTTCGACCATCGGGCCAATGACCGAAGCGTTATCGAGCGCCGCGCGCACCGTCTCGCACAGCGACATCTGCGTGTCGCGAAGCACGTCGCACTGTCCGTTGCCGAGAATGGACAGGTCGTCGTCCTCGAACACGAACTCGTGATAGTGACGAATCTCGCCGTCGAACGGCGCGAGTTTGCACTTGATCACGGTCTGGTCGATCATCCACACGTTGCCGTGGAACATCTTACCCAGTTCGTCATCGGCGATTGTGATGCCGGCGCTGCGAAGTTCGTGCCCAGTCACATCCCCCCAGTACGAGAGCACTTCGAACTTGCGACTCTCCTTACCATACACGGATACCTGCGCGCTCTTAGGTTCGCCCTTAATCTGGGTCTCCCACCACTGCGCCTGGTAGTTGCCGTGGTCATTCTTGCGCAGGTACTCGTCGATGCGATCCCCAAGGAAGTCGGGTCGGCCGGCAAGTGCGGTAACTTCTCCGCGAGTCATGATGGCACGTTCGAACGTGCCGTCCTGCTTGTCAAGCGACTGCGCGGTCATGTCAGGGTAGTAACTCCATACTGGGAGGAACTCGAACAATGGCTTGTACTTGTCAACCTCGATGGCGGTGTACTTGCCGGTGAACTGGTCCTTCTGCCATGTGCGCGATTTCACGGTGTGATGCAACGGACCTTTCAGGATGCCCACGTTGTAAATCACTGCGGAGCGCACGACCTTGCGCGCGAGCGTGATGAACTCCATCTCGGCGAGGTCGTCGGACACCTTGACCTCCATACGCTCAGCCTTACCCTTTGCGAACATGAGGATTGCCTTCTCGATCTCCGCGTCGCTCAACTGCACTTGCGCCGGGTCGCCACCCTTCATCGCAACGAGGCTGTCGAGAACTTGTTGCAGGTCTTCGGTCGAGAGGTCGGGCAGCGGGGATTCATGCACACCAAAATTACGTTCGGTCATAGGGAAAAGAAGTTGCATCAACCGCGCGATCGTGCCACGCACCATCCACGCCGTCATCTTCGGATACGCCTTCGACTTGTCGGTTGGGATTTTCGACAGGATCTCCGGGTCGTATATGCCCCTTACTTGCCGCAGGTTCTTCAGCCAGCGTTCTTCGACGGCCCGTCGGTCAGAAACATAGGCAGGCCACACGCTAAATAAGCGCCGGCCAAGTTCGTTCAGTTTGGGTTCGCCGAGGGTAGGCGGTTGTATAGTGTCCATGATGGCTCCTTAACGCGGCATGTTATAAATGTTCGTAGCAGGTTGAATTTCTATTGTACCGCGTTCTTTCAGTTCGGCTTTCCGGCGGCCACCCCGTTCGAAGTACATACAACCATATTCGCAAGCCTCGCCGATGTGTGAGTGCTCGTTGGTCTTATCAACCTCAACGGTCGGTCGGCCATCTTTGAATAGTTTGAACATGTACCCGCCGGACAACGCTGTTATCAACGCCTCGGCGCCGGGGTCAACCTGAAACATCTTGCGCCCATAATCTCCACTGCGCGACAAGAAATAATCAAGCGCACCCTGCCTAAGAACTGGTGCATTAGAATACGCAAATTTTATTTTCCCGAGTCCTTTCTTCGCGTAACGACGGAACACGTCCGCGCACGAAACCTCATCCGACTGACTCCCGGTGTTCCCGCTCGGGTCACCTGTCACGAACACATCAAACCCATCATACTTGCGACGCAACAATGGGAGTAATTTTTCTTCGATGGCCCGCTCCAGCCCCATGCCGAAAGTCGCGATGGCGTCCAAGACAAGAACTTGACCAAACGCATTTTGTTGCATGACGCAGATCGCAGGCGTCAATCCAAAGTCGGCCGACACGAGTAACAAGTTCTTTTTGTCTGGCACTAGCGGCGACTTCGCAACATGCGACCCGATATCGAACATCGGGTGAACTGGTTTGCCTCCTTTCGATCTGCCGTACTCACACATGACATACGTGCGAATGTAGTCCGTTGTTTTGTTTTCAATTAAATTAGGGTAGTAGTCTGGCGGAAGCCAACGTAAATTTTCGGCATTGGGATTCACGACGTAGACATTACCGTCCTGCCGCAGCATCGCGGGAGGTTGAATAAATTTCTCCCATTTGTTATCCCGCGGTTCAGCGGGGTCGTCAGGGTTGCGTTTCTCCAACATGCTATGCCAGTACGATCCAATTTCAGGCATGTTGCTGTCGCCCCAGATTCCGACCCATGTAGGGCCGCCTTCCTCCATTCGCGGGTACCGACCAATCCGGCCGTCGAGCGCTTCCACGATGGCGCGAGGGATATCGCGGAACTCGTTAAGGCAGACGCCGGTCAACTCATACGATAACAAGTTCTTGACATCATCTTCCGTATCCAGGGGGAGAAAGACGACCTCGCACAAAATATCGTTCTGCTTGATATGATATGTGTTCGTGAGTCCGTGATAGTTACCAAGCGACCCATTCGGAAATTGGTCAAACCAAGTTTTCATCGTGGTCGAGCGAAGCTGTGGCCGCGTTTGGCGCACCACAGCGAAGCGAGTCTTGCGCATACCGTCGATCGTTGATGGTGCCTGCATCGCAGCGCGACGCGGGATATCGGTCTGCGAACCCACCGATTTCCCTGATCCGAACGGGCCAAGGATGAAACGATGACGCGCGTTGCTCTGCATGTACGCAGACACGACTGGCGGGAACTCGCGATTGATATTCAGCACTACTCAACCCCCCTTTCCGCTCGGCGGCGTGACTTCCCACAGCGCCGCGATTCGCGCTTCCAGTATCTCGATCACGTCGATACTCATGCCCGTATCCTCGCCGTCGAGTGTTCGAACCGCGACCCGTCCATTCTCTCGAACGTGAACTCGGTGCCTTCCTCCTTGACCACCCGCACGAGATCACAGAACCCTCGCCACACATCGGGGCCACAGATCACTTTCTGGATGTCGAATCCGTTTGCCTGCAGGTGGGCTGCGAGCGCGGCGGATGCCGGGCCGGCGGTGCAGCGGGGGTGGATGAGGATTCGAGCGGTCATAGTTTCAACTCGTCAATACCATTGCCGCAGTCCACCTCGAACACGCAGGAAACCTCGACCGCTTCGCGAGCGGTCTTCCCCAGGTGCATCGCCGCGAGCGCGTAGTCACGTCCCGAACCCATGGCGTAGAACTTGTCCTCGATGCGCATTGGAAACGGCGTGCGTTCGTACACATCAATCCATCCACCCTTGCGAACCACCAGCACAGCAACGGCATCGTCTGCGTCGCGCTGCGAAGCGGGGAACTCCTCGGGGTCTTCACCAGCCTCTAACCACGCGAGCATCTCCATCGCCTGCGCCGCGCTACCGGAAAACCCAACCAGCAAGTCTTCCAAGTGGAAAATTTTCGTCCCGGTCGCCGCGCACCCGCCGATAGTGAACCGCTTGTCCGCGGCGAGGGTTTTGCCGTCCCAAGCTATTGTGGTCACGTTGCTCCTCCCACGCGACTGTGTTCGCGGTACCATTGCTCGGCCCGCCATTGTTCGCCGAGGTAGGCAAGCGCCCGCCGGACAGCGACCACCATTGGTTTGAGTTTCATTATTTCTTCCTTCCTGCCACGGCGCCGAACCCGCGCGCACGGCGTTGCGTCGAGAGCGCGATGGCCACTGCTTGTTTCTGCGGCCGGCCCGCCGCCATCTCGCGGCGAATGTTCTCGCTCACGGCTTTCTTGCTGGGGGATTTGATGAGGGGCATGTCAGTCTCCTATCTCAGTACCAGAAACAGTAATGCCCCGACGAGAAGTGTTACGCCAAGGTACAGTTCCCAGTTCTTCATCTCGTATCCTTCGAGTTGATCGTTCGGTTGGTCGTCCCCGGTTGGCGCGATGCCCCCTCATAACTCGGATCAGACGACCCTGGCGACACTGCATTGGGGTTAATGACATTGCCACGTACCGTGGCGGGAGTGATGGGTTTGCCCGTCGTGAGATCGAGGCCCATGCCAGTCGCGTGCGCGGCTGCGTCAGACTGTTTCTGCGCGAGCGTTTGATTACTGGTAGCAACCGCCTTGTCTAGTTCGGTCATGTCGATCTCCTAGCTTGTCTTCTTCCCTACCATCGCGCCGAAGTGGCCAACGCGGTTGGCCATAGCATCGATGGTTGCCTTCTGCGCCGGAGTAATCGTCTTCCCAACCTGCTGCGCCGCGCGGGCTTTCGCATTCGCCGCGGGTGCAGCATCTGGCATCGGGTACGCTCTGCGACCGGGCAACCCGAAGTCCGACTTGGGTTCGGCTTTCCTTGCTTTCGTTGCGAGTTTTGCCATCACGCCTCCTTCACCACCAAGTACCGCGTGCTCGTAATATAACATTCATACCCCGTCATTGCACAGGGGTTATCGAGGTTGATTTCTTGCACCAACGCGTCAGGAACATTCTCTCCTTCCGCTGGCCCAGATGCCCCTTTGTCCCATACTTGTACTACAACTTTGTAGCTGGAGGTGTCTGCATTCTCGATCCGTACTAATTTAGTCATAATGCCTCCTGGTCTGTGGTTAGATTATTTCTTGCGAATATATAGCGGGATTAGGCCGAGTAAAAACCATCCATCATACGACTGTGTATGCCAGTCGTTAGGAATTTTGCTTCGAACATGCCACCACCTATATGAAACGAGCGCAAATTTTCCCATCTCAGCCCCCCATCGCAGCCGATTTAACTTTGTGCTCTGCCTTCGCCTTTGTGTCAGCGCGGAGCTTGGCGACGTACTTTTCGCCGTAAGTGTTAACCGCCTGCGCCACTTCCTTCAACGACTTTCCAGCGCACATGCCTTTTATCCGTCCTGCGACGGACACATACTTCTCAAATTCTTCGGGACTCACAAGAACGTCGTCGAGCAGATCATCGTAGTCCCCTGTCGCGAGAGCCAGTTCTACCTCGTTCACACGAAGTGCTACCCCCAGATCACGGAGTTCAGTTTTCAGGTTGATGACTTCCAGTTCGAGAAACTTTTCTCTTTCCGCCGCGAGTCCCAGTTGTTCGCGTAGTAGTGCGGATTGGCTCTCATCAATTTTGTCACGGGTGCATCGAAGCCATGCCGCTTGCCATATCTCCCACGCTCCGCGAACCAGTGTGTCACAATAAGTCTTGCTATCCTCCCGCAGGCGCTGAAAATTCACTTGCCCGTTATCTGCTAGAAGCGTCCCTTGGGCCCATTCCTCGAAATGATTCCGTCGTGTTTCCATCTTAAACCTCCTGGTCTATGGTTAAAGTTTCCCTCGTCGATACCACTTGCTGCGGCGCCTGGCCGGCGAACGTGATGCTGAGTGTGAGCCCGCCGCCCGTCCTGCTGTCGTCTTTAATTTCTTTCGGTTCGTGCCCCGCGAGCTTCGCTGCCCACTGGATCAGCTTCCCGCGCTCGGAGGTGGGGGCCAGCGGATCGGTGACGATGTCGTGAGCGTATGGCAACCATTCTTCAGCGAGAGCTTTTATCTTGGCCTTAAAAGTAACGCCGTTCTCACGGAGATCCTTCGTCACTCGTTCGAGCAACAGCACGAACGCTGGACTTTCTATGAGCACCGCCGCTTCATCAGGCGTGTACTGGTACCCCCGGAAAATTGCCTCAGCATCATCCATGTTGAGTGCGAGTTCGATCGCCAGCCGTTCGTGCTTTTGTCTGTACAAATCCGGCACGTCGGCGAGCCGCGCGGTTTGGCGGTCGGCCGCGGGGGTGGTGGGGATGATGTCGGTATCCATGAGAAAATTATGACACAACGCGGCGGGGTTGTCAAAGGCGTGAAGGGATTGTCACTGGTGGTTGAGAAGGGCGGGATAAAATTTTTTGTGAAGGGATTTACAGCGGTTGAAATTAGGGCGGTCGTGTGCGAGACAGGGGAACCCACACCGGGGCCGCCAAGCCGCTCCCCCCATCGACGCCTCGCCGCCCCGCGTTTTTGTGGCAAAAAAGCTGGGCGGTAGTGGGCTGGGAAGCCTGGCGGCAAGGCGCCGGCGCTGCAGGCGCCGGGGCGCACTAGCTCCACATCGCCATATAGTTATCACAAATAACTTTAGTTAAACTAAGTTATGCAAATATCTATCACTAATCTATCACTGTATTGATTTTGCGCGGTTTTGTGCGAGACGGCCACGGGTTAGTGCGTTGAAACCATTAGGGAATTTAATAATTAGTTATACTACTAACTATACTAACTCTACTATCACGGTATTTTTAGTACGGCTACAGTGAGGGTGCCCGACAGTCGCGCGCAAAAACGTGCGTATAAAAAGTGCCGATAGCTAAAAATACCGTGATAGTACACTTAGGTATCATAGTCTTAGTAATTATCCTTAATAATCAATGCCAGCACTCGCACGTTTGGCCGCTCGAACCAATACAGTGATAGTTTAGGTATGCTAATTTCCGCACTTTAAAAGGGAATTGCATACATAACTTGCACCTTGATTCATAAGGCATTTTTACCAGCAAAAATAGTAGTTGACTTGCCCGCAGAAACCTGTATAATTCTATTCATGGTGGCTGATTTGACGGCCACCACCTGATCCCGACCAGGAGCGCCGCGGAACCAAGATAGGGGTAACAAATCATGATCGCAATCACAGGCAACACGTATCCGGTCAAGGATCAAATCAAGGCGCTCGGAGGCAAGTGGGATGTCAGCAGCAAATCGTGGATGGTGCCGGATGACAAGGCAGAGCAAGCCCGTGCGCTCGTAGGTGCCGCACCGACCAAAGCCAAGACTTACCACGGCGCGCGCAACATCGACGGCGCGCAAACTCTCGGCGAATATCGCGCACGCTCCAACCATAGCCAACCGTGCCGCAAGTGCGGCTCTTACTGCTACGGCGACTGCGAGGCGAATTAAAATGAAAATCACCTTAACCAATCCGATCACGGGCAAGACACGCACGATGCGCGCGCATCTAACCACCGATCATTCGGCCAGCAGTTACGGCCGGCCTGTAATGATCGCCGGCGGGCAGGCAATTGATGTAGCAAACGCCGTTCTGCAAGGCGCGCGGATAGTCGAGCCACCGAAGCGCGCGGATCAGGTGCGCATGCTTTTGCAGTGGCAAAAATCCGCGTGCGCGATGCTAGGCGTAAATCACATTTCCGAGGAGAGCAACCATGCGTAGCACCATCATCATCACCAAACGCGGCGCGGGATACGTCAGCACCGTATCCGGGAAATTCGGCGGCGGGCATCAAGGCGCGCGCGCCGGTCTTGACGCCCACGCTGCCGCAGCAACGGCGGCGCGCTACATGATCGAATACGCGCAGTCCAACCCGGACGGCGGCGACCTTATGGCCCCGCCCGAAGTGCTGGAGCTTGTGCCCGAACATCTGCGCTCGATTGCGCCCCTTTAAAAGCCATAACTAAGGAACTTATACTACACTAAATAGTCATACCTTAACAATCTACTCCGAGGAGATACCTATGCTATCCACTAATGCCTTGCTGCAATGCGTATGCTGTGGCCGCGCAAAACCAATGTACGACTACGCACCTATGACCAATATATGCTCGATCTGTACCGGTTTATCCGCCCGCGAAGCCGCGAACATGGCACGCGCTACCACCATTGCCCAGATCAACCTGGAACGGAACACTAAAGACGGCCGAAAGATCAAGCGGCAAGAAGACAAAGCCGCGCAGTATGCTACCACTGGCAAAAAGTGTGGTTCCTGCCATAGCGTCAAGCCGGCCGGCGACTATGCCAAATGCGCGCCGCGCACTGACGGGCTGCAGCAGGATTGTAAGGCGTGCAATAATATGAAAGCTACTCTATTACGTACGGGAGGTAAGCTAACAGACTGGCATAAGGTACAGTCTGCCTTGCGCGCGCAGAATGACGCCGGCAGTGCCAAATCTGGTATGTAACTTGCTTAACAGAAAATAGTGCTGTAATAGAATCAGTAACTTATTCACGCTGGCATGATTCTGTTACATATAAGTATGTAAGCATCGATTCTACCGCGCCCATCCTGGGCGCAACGGCCACCGGGCGCCGCGAAGCCCGCGAAAGGAAAGCGTCATGAGTTATCCACACTTAGGCAAGTTCGAGGGCGAACTGTACGCAACGAAATACGCCTATGTATCTGCGCTTGACGGTTGTAGCGAAGAATTAGGCGATTGTGAATCATTCGGCTGGTATGGGCAATTCAGCGGTAAGATCAAGGGCCGCGGGCCGTTCCATATCATCGTTTCCGAAAATTCGCAAGGTTTTGTGTCTGGTACATATTACAATACGACCGAACAGTTAGCAGCCGCATGGTCTGCGCTCGAATCAGAATACGAGAAGTTTTGCGAAGAAGAAGAAGAAGAAGAAGACGAGGTGCAATCATGAAACCCTTGAGTCCTTATCATTTTTTCCTCAAGCACGCTGGCAGTTCCTATAGTCCCAAAACGGAAACAGTGCAGCAGGGCGCCATCCGTGGCGCGCGTGCCCTGGCCAAAGCCGAAAGGCTAGCCCGCCAGCGTGGGTACCGTTTCCACTGGTCGATCGATCCTGGGTCGAGCTCAGCCGATTGGATTGATGACAATGAAGACGGCGGGCGGAACCGCGACCCGTGGCGAGTATGGCAATGCTGCGCAATGGGCTCGCGGGACCCTGGGTACCGCGGCGCCGGCGAAGTATTGGCAAACCTGAGCGGGATAGACTTCGGCCGCGGCGGCACGCCCCGGACAAATCCGTATCGGCGCGTAGTTGAGGCGGAACTGGCACAAGAGGCGCTTGACCGCGAGGGGGGTACGTCATGATCCTGCTCAACAAGTCTTACACTATAGTTACGCCCGAAAGCGCGGCCGATGGGGATTTTGCCGAGTGTGGTTTAGAGTTCGAGAATACCCCGTACACTTTCCGCGAACTGGTTAATGAGTTGCAGCGCTATTCTGAAGCTAGCTGCAGTCCGGCGCACGGTGAGACCTATGAATGGGCAACATCGGAGGGAGATATTGACTACCGCACGGGCGAGGTTACCGAATATTCCTTGCACTACTCGCGCAATAATCCCGCGCGCAATGCGAAGTATTGGCGCCTGGCAATGAAGGCAGTTGGGTTCATCAAATCGCGCGAGGTGCAATCATGACCGCAACCAAATTGTTCCCTAGCGGCGCTTGGGAAGTATCCGACATCATAGGCGGATACCGCGTGCATAAGGTCTATTATGGATACTCCAAGCGTGAGGCAATGCGCGAGTTCCGTCAACAGTATGGCAAGGGGGATTAGATTATGTATTGGACCTGCGGCAGTGGTAGGATTGAACTGAACATAACCCGCGCGCAAGACGCGAGTGGACCTGCCTCGGATTATAGATTGACCGCGCCAGTCCGCCAGGCTGGCAACCCGAAATGGAGTAACAATACCATGCTCACGAAACAGCAAATCTTAGAAGCACTGCGGAAATGGATCAATCAACGGCCGGGGTTAGAGTTTGCGAATTACGGCGATCGGAAATCCTACCGCCAAGAACTGCGCAGCATAACCCGCGATCGCGCGGACGCGCTGCAGTTGATGCAAGCGGTATCCTGGTGCGATAGCATCACGGCGGAAAACATGATTGATTCGTTTCGGGCGTTCTCGGGAAGGTTGCAGGTGCGGGAGGTTGTCCCTGCTTCAGTTGATGGTGGGCCGTATGCCGAGTTGAGTTACTGCACCGGGCAATATTGGCCGTCCGAGTACCGCAAGGCCGCCTGCGCCGTGCTCGCGCAGGCGCTATGGGGCGCGGCGCAAGCTGACATGCCGGCACCAGATCCCAACAAGAAGATAACCAAGACTTTTGGCACGTTCGCCAATGAACACGAGAGCATTGATGGGCTAACGCCTGGCGATTGGATGCGGCGTTACTTCCGCCGCGAGTTCGGGCGCGGTATCGAGTCGCGCTGGTTTAACTGAGGAGAGACAGAAATGAAAACCGATGTCCGTATTGTTTATAACCGCTTGCTCGGCGGATGGTTTATCGTGCGCGGTCCACATCAAACCCCGCTTGGCGGCAGGTTCGGTTCCAAAGCGGCAGCACAAACGCATTTACAAAGGAATAAATCATGCTAACCACACAATCCCAAATCCGCGCCGCATTCTGGCGTGACCTGGATATCATGGGGGCGCCGGTATCGCGGAAGAAGATACGCGACTACGCCGGCACGGGTAAGATGCACAATACGGATACCCGTTGCGCCTTTGTTGACTACGTAGATATGCTCGCGCGCTCCGGCGAGATAACCGAGGAGTTAGCCGAGCGGGTGACGTTATGAACCGCCTGCACATGCGAAACAATACCCATATGGTAGAGTTCCCAGCTACACCGGCGGGGGCGATGCAGGCGCGGGCGTTTCGCGCGGCGCATCCTGAGTTTGCCCGCCGGCGCATCCGCGACGTGCTCCAGCTTGACCCGCCGGCGGTGCCGTGCGGGGTTTCTATTGAATGGCAAAGGGGGAAATCATGACCGCCGACCGCGTGATTTATCGCAAGTTCGCAGACGGGGATGTGATAGCCTGGCTCCCCGATGTCGAGGCCAATCCCGGCCGTTGCATGTCCTATATGCACATCGGCCAGCATGGCGAGGGTGACTACCCGGCCGCCACAAAGCCCGCCAGCCCGAAAGAGTACGCGCCGCTGCTCAGGGAACTGCGCGCGATCGGTTACAATCTGCGGGTAGTTTCCCGCCTTAATAGGAGGTAGATTATGAAACTTCAATCAATCAACCGCGAACGGCGGCTATATGTCATGCCGTGCGGCAATGGATATTCATCATGCTACGGTTTTGACGTGCTGGATCAAAAAGCCAAAGCTGTCGCGGCGTGGGCAAAAGTTATTCCGCCCGCAACGGACCCCGGAACCATCTCACACTTCGAAGACTGCGCAAGAATCATAAACTATGGTGCGAAGTTCGCCGCCGAGTCTGGCACCCGTTGCGAGGCGGAACTGACGCCGCAGTTAATCGGACGTGAGGGTAAGCAGGTCGAAGTCCTGGACTGCTACGGTGAGCGGCGCCGGTTTAGAGTTGGCAAATCAACAGGCTGGCTGCCGTGTCACTTGGAGCTTGCGAACGTGCGCAGCACTGGCGGGGGCGCTGTAACGGGGGCGCCATTCAAGGAATTACGGGTTATCCGTTAGTCAGTCTCAATCCCCGGGGATTGAGGCTCCCGGAATTGTGATTGAACCTTTTTCAACCGCAGTAGTCATAGGAGGTAATCATGCAATCATCAATCTACAACGGTAAACCAGTCTGCGCAGCCCATTTCCATCGCGGCTGTAGCGCGCGCTCAGGGCTCGTAACCGCCCAAACCGCCCCGCCGAAGGGCAAGCACCTCGTCGCGCCGCATCCATGGTCAAAGTCTCACTCGTCCTATCTGCCCGCCGACGTGGCGCGCAAGGTTGCCGAGGCCCAGCCCGGCGGCGCCATCATAGTGTGGCAAGAGGGTGGGCGCGAGTTTGCCCGCGTCTACTCCCGGCTGGACGCACCGGCATGAACTACCGCCCAACCGCCCACGGCCTCGAAGAGGTGCATTACACGACTTGGCAGCATCGCTGGCTCCTACCTGTCGTGGCAGTCGTTGCCCTCGTCGCGGTCTACGCCCTGGTACAGTATCATGACGACAACGTGGCCCTGCGCGCCGAGGTCCAGGCAATGAAGTCGCGCGGCTGCCCGGCCTCGGTCCAAGGCCGCCCGTTCATCGGCGCCCGGTACAATGAGATCGATCTATCCCGGCCGCGTTATTCAACGCTGGCCTGTTACTATAAGGCGGGGGTACAATCATGAGTGAAGAACGTCGCAGGGTAAAGGATAGACGTATCTCGCCCGCAGTCGGGGAGTTTGCGATCCAGGAAACTCACCGGTTGCGTACCGTCAATGCTGAACTGCTGGCGGCGCTGCAAAATACACTCGTGTCGCTCCGAGTTTGCACGCTACCGGCCGGAGTAAACGTAGCCAGCAACGAGCAATTGCTGCGGATTACGGCTGACGGCACCATCGCCGCCATCGCCAAGGCTCAGCCATGAAACCTCGCGCCGCTACGCCGGAAGAACTCCAGGCGGACATGGAATCCGCACGGCTGGATCATGAGGAGTGGCTCGCTAACCGCCGGCACGGATACCGGCATCTCAAACCGTCGCCGTTCGATGGCACCCGCACGGTGGAGGATGACCGCCTGGACGACCCGCGGCATGAGTGGAAGGGCCGGTGATGGATACCGTGGCCTGGGCCTTTCTGGTCTGCGTGGTTGCTGCGGTTGTCGTGCCGTTCTGGTGGATGACGCGGTGATGCTTGATCCTACCCGCCTAACCGACACCGAAGCCGAACGGCTGTACTATTCGATCGGCATGCCCGACGTTGCGGTGCTGTATGCCCGCATCGTGGATGTGCAAGCCGAGAATGATGAGTATCAGGAGCAATTTGAGAAGATGGTCGAAGCGGCCGAGTACGATAAACTGAACAAACTCGTCGAACACTTGCAGGAGCACATCAAGGTGGCGAGTATCGCGCTTGACGAGTTGTACCATTCGATCGATGACGACAAATCCCCTACCAAGAACAAAAAGCGCATCCTCGCGGCAATCGAAGGGATTAGCCTTGACCCGGACAGCAAATCATGATCTCCCTACACGATTCGGCCTTGATCTTCGCTGCGATGATCATGGCCGCGCTACTGCTTACTATATGGTGGGGGTCGCGGTGAACCCCACCCGCCTAACCGCCTTCCAAGATGCCTACGCCGTGGCCGTGCTTGCCGCAGTTGTGGATCTAGGTTGCCACACTAGCGGTCGGACGGCGCAGGAGTTTGCCCTGGATGCTGCCCTATCGATGTTGTACACTATCGAGCGCCAAGGAGTAGTGGCAGTAGAGCATTATGCTATCAACGCACGCGGGGGCGCCTTCCGCCGGACCGCGGAGGTGCTGGGGGTCGAACCGACCGCCCGCGCGTTGCAGAATTGGTTGGAGGGGTGATGACCGAGCAAGAAGTGCGCGAATGGTGGGCTGCAGTGCAAGCGGCGCAGCGGTTCTGGCGCCAATGGAGGCGGGAATGAACGACCACAAAGCGGCAAAACGGTGGGCGGTAATGTGAAGCGTGCTTTGTATTTTGGATACAATAATGGCGGTCATTTCTTATATTGGCCGGGGATGGTCTGTAATTATGTAGACTTGCAACGTGCCGCGCCTGGATTCCCGTGGAGCATTGGCCTGCTTGATAGCGGATTGCTGACCAACGGAAAGCACGCTGATATTTACGATGGGCGAGTTTTTTGGACGTGCGGCGGCCATCCATTATGGCTGGCATTTTTCTGGTGGGACAGGTCTGGAGACAATCGTGGCGCATCAAATTCAGGTTTTTATGTTTGTGGATTTGAACTCACCGACCGGCAAGCTGCATTCGATTATGCCGGATCAATCTTTCCTCAGGTCGTGGCGCGTCAACATCATTTGCTAGTGCTTCAGCCGTGATCTCGGGAGGTAAGTATATAGATTCCAACCGAAAGGAGGCCATGATGCAGATTGAGACGCCGAGCAATGCGCCGAGAAGTATTACCGAGCCGGCGCTGAGAAACGATCCGCAATGTTTGGCAGGATCGTTTAACCAGGCGGAGATAACCGCGCTGAAAGAACAACTCACCGCCGCCGAATCAGCGCGGCGCGAGGCGGTTGTGACGTGCGCGAAACTTTGCGCAGCTTACGGGCTTGAAATCGGCGGTGAATTTTATATAACATGCAGTAAAGCGTGCGCCCAAGCTATCCGCGCCGCCTTCCCGGACGACTTCACCGAACCGAAGGAGTACCCATCGTGATCCACACGCACCACATGTCAACCGAACCGCCGGCTACCCCGCGCAAGCACTTTGAATATAACTTGGCGCGGGTTAGACTCCCGGCGCTGCCCGGGCGACCCGCCGCGCCCTTGCCTGAGTGGGTGTGCCCCGTGGTAATCGTACATGATGCCATACTGCGCAAGGTGGTCAAGATCGACATCCGGGCGCCGTTGGTGGACCCAGAGTAGATGATTCTAGCGTTCGGATCGGCGGCGGGTTGAACTTTCATGCAAGTTCATGGTCATAGGTGTACTATGGAGTTATGAGTTCGATCAGCCAGTGGTTGCGCATGGAGGAGATTGACCGGAGTGAGCCGGTGGGATTTTACATTGCTGGATCAACTGGTTTGTGGCTGACCAAGCCGCCGACACGTAACTACGAGGAATGGGAAATCGAGGAGTTCGTCGATCGGTGGGAGATGGATGAGCAATAGAGGGTAATTAGAAGGCACGGCTTGTTATAGGGGCGACAATTCTCGTTCGAAGTGGCATTCGGGCGGGGGCACAGTAGGCCACTGTGCTGAACAAATCGTCCGCCTGCCAAAGGAACCCGCCTCACAACTGGGGGCGGCAAGCACGGCCTTCTAATTATCTTCCCGGCGCCGCGCGGGTCTGCAGCGGCAAGTTTGTGTAGGAGGGAATGATGAAACCAGTAAATCGTTTTGGCTGGGCTGAGGTTGAGGAAATCGAGTTTATCAACAAATTAGGGTCGTGGGCGCCAGAACACAAATTTTCGCGCGCTAATCTTTTGCGCCAATACCGCGCGGCATTGGAGTTCCGTACTGCATGGGGCCGTATTGACCGGGGTCGCGTTATATTTGCTGCCGACCATGCTATCAAGACGACGCGGCCATGACCCTCGACCAAGAACGCTGGAACGCCCGAGTCGCTACTGCGCGGGATGAAGAACTGCAGAGTCGGAAAGGGTACTGGATATCGCCCGCGAAGCGACAACCTCGCCACCCCTTCAAACGCGCTGCGAAACTCTACACCGAGATCATAAACTTGCGAGCGAGCATGCAGAACAATCTGACCGGCTTGCAACTGGCCTTGAGCGAGTTCCCGCCCTACGTCAGCCGGGGGCATGGATGGAAAGGGCGGGTTACAAATAGGCTAATAGGAGGCCAATGGTCACACGATCGGTCTAAGTATAGCCCACACCAAGGTCGAAGCGAAGCCGCGCGGCGCGTCTACCAACGCCTGACCCCGTACCAATGCAAACTGGCGCGCGAGATCGCGGCTGAAGAACTGGAGCGTGCATCATGACCCTCCCCCTCAGTGCCGCCATCCTCAAGGGCGCCCCGCTCTCCGACGGGTTCACCGACAGCCCTTACAATGACCCGCTTGGTGCCGCGCTGGTGGGTAGCATGCGCCCGGCCGAACTGGATACCTTCTGGGTGTTCCTACGCACAGCGTCGCACGAGTCGGCGTGTGAGTACATCCAGCGCAGTCTGTACCGGACGTGGCCGCACCTCGGGGCGTCGGTGCGCACCTGGCCCCACCTCGCCGAGGAACTGGAACGCGATCGCCTGCTCCCGCGGCTGCGCACGAACCAGCCGGTGTACCGGCAAGAAATTCATCGCAGTTTGTTCAAGACCGTCACAGACATGCACGCGGCAGGGGCGACGAACGAACAAGTTAGCGAGTACCTTGGGGGGTATGGGTTGTGACTGCCGACTGGAAGGTCGTACTACAAGGTGCCGATGTTGATACCCTCAATAGGTTATTGGTGGGCATTCTTCGCAGCCGCCTCCCGTGGTTTCCTGTCGGGGTACATGGTATAGTTTACAAAGTCCCCCGCGCGCTTGTTCGGGACTACCTACGTGAATTGATAAAGGCCCGCGAGGTATGGGTGCCGTCGAAGGTAATCCAATGAGTTTCTCCTCCCCCGACTTCGCCGAGCCGCACCCCCTCCTGCACCGCATCGAAGCCTTGCAGAAGGGCAAACTCACCACGAACGAGATCACGCTGCTGTGCCAAGACCTCATTGAACGTGGGGAGGTCATGGCGTGGGGGATGAACGTGTACAACCTCGTGGCACACCATGTCCAGCAGAACCTGTGTACACTGACCGGTGGGTACACCGTTGGGGTGGCACGCCAATGATCCGCCGGCTCATGTACTGGTTGGTGGGACTGACCGTGGGGTTCGAACGCAAGAAACCGAGGGGGAAGAAATGATTGTACTGGGGCGTGTTATTTCAGCCGCGCAACAAGCGGCTTGCCATGAGCGTATGCTATGTGGTGATCCATTCACATCGTTCGATATTGAGCGCGCGGCTAGTGCTGCTGGTGTAGTGAACGGGCGTGCTCACCCCGTTGCGTATCGGCTCGCCGACCGGATGATCCAGTACGCCCGCAAGGATGGGATCATAATTCGAGAAGGCCGGTGGTGGAGGAGGAAGAAATGAAGTTTGATTGCGGAACTAGGTTAAGCACGAAGCAATTACGTCTTGCCGAATGGCATAAGTTTTTCCCGCTTTGGCCTCGTGCGGTGAGTACACGTGATTGTCGCTGGCTGGAATGGATTGAGGTGCTGCTGCGTCGTGAGGAACCAAAGTAATGGGCTTTTCTTACTTAGCTTCACCATACCAAAACCCCGACCACCCAACCGACCGGCAGTACTGCGAGGCTAGGTTCGATGAGGCGTGTATCGCTGCCGCGAAGATGATGGCGAAAGGGCAGCACATTTTCTGCCCGATCGCACACTCGCACCCGATTGCGTCATGGCTCCGCGACGACCTGCGCGCCAGCCATAAGTTCTGGCTTGCCCAAGACTTTGCCCTGCTCGCGATGGCCGACCTCCTGCTTGTGCTCCAGCTTCACCAGTGGGAGCGCAGTTACGGGGTCGCGCAGGAGATCGCGTTCGCGCGGGACAACGGCATACCGGTTGAGTACCTGGACCCGGAGAAGATATGACTCTCCCCCTCACCCCGCACGTCCTCGCCGCCGCCTACGAGTATCTCTGGGCGACGCCGCCGTTCGCTGGCTGGAAGCTCCCGCCGGCAGACGAGGTAGAGTTCTGCGTCACGAGCCATCGTGACCAGGAGGGGGACCACTGTGTCTACCAGCGCACGACCGAGCACATCATTCGCGTGTCGTCCTACGTGATCACGACCACGCCTGCCCTCATGATCGTGATGGCGCACGAGATGATCCATGAGCGCCAGGAGATCGCCAAAACCGCCCGGCGGGGTGGCCACAACAAAGAGTTCCATCGGCTCGCCAAGCGGGTGTGTAAGATACACGGTTGGGATTCAAGGTTGTTCGTCTGATGCAAATTTTGACCCTCGACTGGGAGACCTACTACGCCCAAGACTACAGCCTCTCGAACATGACCACCGAGGCTTACGTTCGCGACGCCCGGTTCGAGGAGATCTTGATCGGCGTGAAGGACGGCGACGCGCCTGCATACTGGTTACTTCCAGAGCGTTTCGCGCACTTCGCCGCGAACGAGGTGGACTGGTCGGGCACGGCGGTTATTTGCCATCATAGTCACTTCGACATGCTCATAGCCAACCATTACCACGGCATCAAACCCGCCCTGCACATCGATACTCTCAGCATGGCTCGCGTCCTGGACGGCCCGAAAGCCGGAAACTTACTCCACGACTTGTGTATCCGCCACCTTGATGGGCGCAAGGGCGACTACGTGACCTATGCCAAGGGTAAGCACCTTGCCGACTTCAGCGTTGCCGAACTCCACGACTACGGGCGGTACTGCTGCAACGACTGTGACCGGACATACGACTTGGCTTTGAAGTTCATGGATCAGTTACCAATGAGCGAGTTGAAGCTGATTGATTTGACCGTCCGTATGTTCACAGAGCCCGTGTTCGTTGGCAACGTGGAGAAACTGCGCGGCGCGGTCGCCATCGAGCGCCAGAACAAGATTGCTTTGCTCAAAGGTATTGGATTGCTCTGCCCAGCGTGCAACGGCAGCGGGCAGCAGTCAGACCTTATCGCGGGGACTGTGCCATGCAAGAAGTGCGACGGTATGGGAATCGACAAGAAGCCTATCAACTCCAACAACCAGTTCGCCGCGCTGCTCCGCGGGCTCGGTGAAGAACCCGAGATGAAGCAGTCCCCCACGGTCAAGGACGCAAACGGCAATCCCGAGATGATCTACGCCTTTGCCAAGACAGATTCCTACATGCAGTCGTTGGTTAATGATGCAGATGGGGAGGTTCGTGCGCTCGCGGAGACGCGGGTCGCCATCAAGTCCAACATCATCGAAACGCGAGCCACCAAGTTTGCCGAATGCGCCACACGTGGACCCATGCCAGTGTATCTGTCCCACGCCGGCGCACATACGCTGCGCCCGTCAGGCGGGGACGGGATGAACTGGTTAAATATGAGCAAGCACAACGCCAAGCGGCCTGAAATGATGGTGCTTCGCCAGTCCATCCAGGCACCGCCGGGGTACAAGATACTTGCCCCCGACTCAGGCCAGGGCGAAGCGCGCATCGTCGCGTGGTTGGCGAACCAATACGATTTGGTTGAGGCGTTCGCGCAGGGGCGGGACATCTACTCCGAGGCCGCGTCAGACATCTACAACCGCCCGATTGACCGCAGGAACGTGAAGGAGGATTACATTCCAGGACAAGTTGGCAAGATCGAGATCCTGTCGTTCGGCTTTGGCTCAGGGTGGTACACCGCGTCGCTGGGGTTCCTCAAGGGTGTACTCGGTGCCCCGCCGATTCAGTTCACCGTCGAAGATATAGAAGCGATGCAGATCGACCCGAACAGGTTCCTGAACGATCCGAAAAAGGTTGCCATTCTGCAGACAATGCCGTCGCAACTCGGGTTTAATGATCTAGCTGTTCACTGTATTGTGGTGCATGACATGGTTTATAAATACAGGCACAAATATTCCCTAATTACAGGCTACGGACTTCCTAAGGGGCAACAGGGTTTCTGGGACGTGATGGAATCGGTCATCAACGCCATGATGCGCGGCGAAGAGATGACCTTCGGCGCGCATGGTATCATGCGTACTGAGAAGGACGCTATCCTCCTTCCGAACGGCACGAAACTATTGTACAAGGGGGTCGAGCGCGACGGCAACGGGGACGCGACGTACTGGGACGGTCGCAAGCGCACTAAAATTTATGGGTCGCTTGCCTGCGAGAATGTGGTTCAGGCGCTGCACCGCGCCGTCGTCGCCGAGCAGATGCTTGAGATTGCCGATGTCGGGATCAAGATCGCCTTATGGCCCTACGACGAAGTAGTCGCCGTCGTACCCGAGGACGCAGCCGATGTTGCACTGGAGTTCATGATCCAGACCATGAAGAAAGCACCGTCCTGGGCTGTCGGTCTGCCGCTGACCGCCGAGGGCAAGATCGGGAATACTTATGCAGAATGTTGAACTTTTCCAGGCAAGAACTGTCAATAATTACTATTGGAGGTGAAATGAAATCGTTCAAGTGCTACAAACTGAATCAAGACGAAATGTTCAAAGCAGTAGCGAACTACGTGCGCGACCAGGGCTCAGAGATTAACGGTAGGGATCTCCTGGTTACCCTTAGGCGGCGCCGCGGGAAATATATCGCTACCGCCTATCTTGATAAGAAAAAATCATGATCAACCTCGGCCTAGCAGGATCAGCAGCAAGCGGAAAAGATTCAGTCGGTGACACACGGGCGACTTGTACTCTGAAGAAAGCCATCCAAGCAGTAGTATCTAAACTTGAAGGATTTGCAAACGGGGAGCAGCATCCATGATCCGATACGACCCATATTGGCGCGGCGCGTGGAAATGGAGACGACCATGAAAAAGCAACGGTTGCTGCGCGAGGTCATTAGCCTGTCAGTGGAAAATTTATCACTACGGAATCGTGCGAAGGCGTTGAAGCATGAGTTGCGCAGGGTAATTAAATCCACGCGAAACGAGATAGCAAATCATGCCAACTGACGCCGAGCGGTGGCAATTCATCGAGCAACTTGGATGGAATTGGGAGATGCATGAGCGGCATCCAAGAGACTTTCGCGCCCCCCTATGGGAGATTCGTAGCAGTTTTTATCCTATAGGGATGAAGTACGACTCTCTCCGCGAATTTGTAGATGCAGCGATTTCATTAAAGGAGGAACAACCATGATTCTACTCGGGCTCGCTGGCCATGCCGGTTCAGGTAAAGACACCATCGCCGACTATCTGGTCGAGCGGTATGGGTTCATCAAGTTCAGCTTCTCCGACGCCCTGTACAGGGAGGTCGCCGAGGCGTTCAATCTTGATGCCACTATCGACGATTCCGATGACGCGCCGGGTACCCCACAGGGTGAATGGATATTGCGCGACCGGGCGACGAAGGACACGCCTACCGACTTGCTGCGAATCGACCAATGCAATGACTTTGATTTTGTCAAGATCGTGACTGCGCCGGGGCGGATACCAGAAACCGTCCAGTATCTTGCATCGTTTTGCCAGCCGCTCTCCCCCCGCCAGATCCTCCAATGGTGGGGAACCCAGTATCGAAGGGCACAATCCCAAGACTACTGGATTGACCGCGCCGACGAGTGGGTCACAGCGATGGCGGGTCTCAGTCCCTACGCCGAGACGCGCCCACAGTTCTACGTGAACACCAGCGTCCGGTTCCCGAACGAGCGTGAGTGGATCGGCAGTTACGCACCCTTCGGTTCGATCTGGCACGTCCATCGTGACGGTATCCAACCAGTCAACCCCCACGAATCCGAAACCCCGCTGCCGGTACTCGAAGGGGAGCGGGAGATTTGGAACAATCACACCATCGAGTACCTGCACATGGGCATCGATCAACTGATGTCGTCCAACATCCCGTCAATTCGAATCGAGCCGCCGGAACCGATGGCGGAACCTATGCGGCCGCCGAAAGACCTGCCCGGTCCATTAGACGGCCCAATGGCCCACGTATTCGCGGGCGACTGATGCAATTATCTGAGGAGATATTATGAAACTAGCGGAACGAATCTACGACACTCTATGGCATTGGTGGTTCCATCTGTTGTTCCTGTTCGAGCGAAGGTTCACGACTCGATACGACTCGCAGCGGCGGGGGGCATGGAAGTGGGTGCTGCGATGACTTCTCAATGCAAGTGTAACTTATGCGTGTGGGCGTATTCGCAAGCAGAACGCGACAAATTTCAGGATGGAAAAGTCTACATTCTGAAATGGGCTGAAGCTACGGATACGGAATTCGACACTTATGCTAAAGAGGTGATGGAAAAATTCGAATCTTTGGACCAAGAGAGAATTAAACTGCCTTAACCGGTGGGTGATTTACACAATACGCTGCAAGGTGCGTATGGGCCAATTACAGACAGCGAGAAAGAGATGGTTCTACGCAAGTTCTCTTGCCCGATCGCTCTGTCCAACGAGGAGAACTAGTGATGAACCGCCTGCAAGGTTTGCTCAAGATCGTCTCGTCCAAGATGGACTACCCTGGCATCGTCGTCCCGCTAGGCGGCGACATGATCAGTGGCATCACGTTCAGGATGCCCGTATTCGTGGGTAATCAACGCCGCGCTACGAAAACTGAATGGGTGAGTGTGCCCAAGTAACCAGGAGAAAAAGAATGAAGCACATCATGTTAGACCTTGAAACGATGGGGAACGGAAGCAACGCAGCCATCGTCGCGATCGGGGCGGTGGAGTTCAATCTGCCCGGCCGCGTTCGTGAACACTGGCAAGCGAAGCCGGGAGAGTTCTACCAGAAAGTCGATCTGGAATCGTCGGTCAAGGCCGGGATGCAGATCGACACCAGCACGCTCCTGTGGTGGTTGAAGCAGTCAGATGAGGCACGCAAGTCCACGTTCGAGGGCGACACAGTATCACTTACGGTTGCGCTTCGGAACTTCGCGAGATGGGTAGACCAGATTGATAACGGCGGTCTCGGTGCAAACTGTGCCATCTGGGGCAACGGTGCCACGTTCGACAACGTGATCATCCGCAGCGCGTTCAAGGCCGTTGGCTTACCTGTGCCGTGGTCCTTCCGCAACGACAAGTGTTACCGCACCGTCGCCAACCTGCTGCCAAAGGAACGCCAGCCGGTGTTCGAGCGCAGCGGCACCAGTCACAACGCACTCGACGACGCCGTCACGCAAGCGCTGCACCTGCAGAAGGTGTACAAGGAATTGGGACTTTGAGCGACTGGATCGCCTGGAGCCATTCCCGCCGCAAGGACTGGATGGAGTGTCCGAAGCAGTTCTACCACAAGAACGTCGCGCCGAAGGGCTCCTCGGATCGTATCGAGTTCGTCCAGACCGCCGCGATGAAGGCGGGCAACCTGATCGACGATGCCCTCACGCAACGCATCGCGAAGGGTACGCCGCTGCCCCCGCAGTTCGCGCCTTACGAGGACATGGCCGCTCTGGTCGTAGCGGCGCCGGGGGTCAAGTTCACGCAGCTTCGCGTGACGCTCGACCAGACGTTCAAGCCGTGCGGGTACTTCGACAGCAGCGCCTGGGTGAGAAGCATCTACGATGTGGCTGTGATCAACAAGGACCGCGCGTTCATTGGCGATTGGAAAGCTGGACAGGTATGGATCGATGACGACCAATTGAAACTGTTCGCGGCGACTGCGTTCCACCAGTTCCCCGAACTCGAAGTCGTGGATACCAGTTACATCTGGTTAAAGCATGGTCTGACCAGCGATGCCAAGTACACGCGCCGGGAGCTTTCTGACTTGTGGAACGATCTACTCCCAGAGGTCGAGCGGTTGCAAGTGGCGTTCAAGACTAACCACTGGCCCGCCGTACCGAAGCGCGGCGCGAAGTCGTGCTCTCGATGTGAAGTGAATCGGATGAACCTGTGCAAGGAGGCTCAAGGACCCTATGGATAACTCACGCACCTTCGACGACGACGACGACCTTCGCGAACCCACCCCGGTACTACCCGGCATCGTGGGATCCATCACCTTCAACGCCGACAAGAACGCCCCCTGCTACTGCGCCGAATGCGTAGTGCTGCGGGCCGAGGTCGAGCGACTGCGTGTAGGGAATCGTGCGCTGCTCGATGAACTTACCGTTGCGAATGGTGTCATACGCGGTATGGAAACGAAGATCAACATGGAGGGGGAGTGGTTGGGGAAGATAGAATGAAACACGAACCTACAACAGAGGGACACGTTAAGGATCTTGTCCGCCAATGGTGCGATGCCCAAGGCGCGTTCCACTTCGCCGTCGTGCAGAACGGCATGGGGGTGCATGGCATCCACGACCGCCTTATCGCTCTCCCGATTACCGTCACCCCCGCGATGGTTGGTAAGAAGATCGCCTTGTTCGCCAGCGTAGAATCGAAGCGACCGGGAAGGCGAGGTGAGAAAGATCGCGGCATGTCCAAAGCCCAGGTTGAGTTTTGGGAAGACCTCACGGGCGTCGGCGGGCTGTCGATCTGCTGTGACGGGTACGAGGACTTGCAGCGGTTGGAAGGGCAGATCGCGGAACTTATTGGCACGACGTAGGTCAGATGTTATACTTTCATTCTGGGTGTAGCGCAGCCTGGTCAGCGTTTCCGGCTTGGAACCGGAAGGTCGTAGGTTCGAATCCTACCACCCAGACCAATACCGAGGGGCATTTCGGCCGGCCACAAGCCGGTTCCGCTAGTTTAGCCAAGCGGACGCAAGCGGAGTGCCCCGCGGTATTTGCATCGCCGGATTGGTGGAATTGGCAGACACGCTGGTCTTAGAAACCAGTGCGCAAGCGTGAAGGTTCGAGTCCTTCATCCGGCACCACGAGGAGAATGAGATGAGTTTCGAAGTTATTGGAGGCCCGGTCGGGGCGCTACCGATCAAAGCATGGACGCACGGCGTACCAGTTGAGGATCAAGCGAAGAACCAACTTCGCAACCTCGCTCAGATGCCCTTCGTGTTCAAGCACGTCGCGTGCATGCCTGATGTTCATTGGGGGCAAGGCGCGACAGTCGGCAGCGTTACCGCCACAAAGGGCGCGATCATCCCAGCCGCCGTTGGCGTGGACATTGGTTGTGGCATGATGGCTGTGCAGACTGATCTGATGGCGTCTGATTTACCCGACAATCTCCACAGCGTGCGCTTGGCAATCGAGAAGGCAGTGCCTCACGGTCGCACGGATAATGGCGGTGCCAATGACCGCGGCGCGTGGGGTGAACCACAACTCGGCACTTGGTACGCCGACCTTGTCAAGATTGTCGAGAAGCACCCGAAGCTGTCGAAGCCGGCAGACCGTGCTGGCCGCCACATGGGCACGCTCGGTACCGGCAACCACTTCATTGAGGTGTGCTTGGACGAAGCGCAGCACGTCTGGGTTATGCTGCACTCCGGTTCGCGTGGAATCGGCAATGCCATTGGCAGCTACTTCATTGATAAGGCCAAGGAAGACATGCGCCGGTGGTTCATTACGCTGCCTGACATGGATCTTGCTTACATCATTGAAGGTTCTGACAACTTCCGCGACTACATGCAGGCGGTACATTGGGCGCAAGAGTTTGCTCTGTCCAACCGCGAAACAATGATGCAGGCAACGTTAGGGGCGCTTTACCGTTCGCTCGATCGCGACCCCATTCCTTACGTGGGGGCGACTGCCGTCAACTGCCATCACAACTACGTGTCGTGGGAGAAGCACTTCGGCGCGCACGTCATGGTCACTCGCAAGGGTGCTGTGGACGCGCACGAAGGCGTGATGGGTATCATCCCTGGCAGCATGGGCGTCAAGAGTTTCATCGTTCGCGGAAAGGGCGATCGCGAGTCGTTTTGTTCTTGCTCGCACGGTGCCGGGCGTACTATGTCGCGCACCGCTGCTCGTAAGTTATTCACGCTCGAAGATCATCTGCGCGACACGGCGGGCGTCGAGTGCCGTAAGGACATCGAAGTGCTGGACGAGACGCCGGCGGCATACAAATCGATTGATGCGGTGATGGCCGCGCAGTCCGACCTTGTGGAGATCGTGCATACACTGAAGCAAGTCGTGTGCGTGAAGGGATAATATGATCCGCATTACCCTCGCCCGCCTCGTGTTCCAATGGCACCGCTGGTGGTTCAACTACCATCTTCGCAGCGCGGCGGTTCACATTGCCCGCGCCGACGTGATCGACTGGCGGGTGAGCAGGGCCTTTGGTGAACTTTGCGTACTGGAGAATGAGAGATGAATTGGTTCGCTAAGTGGTGGCAGAAACCTGATTGGGAACAAAACGTTGCAGAAACGATTCTGCATGTGTGGTTCACAATAACCGCTCTTATCGTCGGAATTGCTATACTCGGTCTGCCATTATGGGTATTCCTCTACGCTAGTCTGCGATTGATTTGGGGACAATGATGACCGAGAAGTGCTCGTGGGTACAGGATGGGGAAGGCGGGCCATATGCCACAGACTGTGGGGACTACTTCATCGTGAATGAGGGCACACTTGCCGAGAACAAGATGGCGTTCTGCTGTTACTGCGGGAAGCCAGTTGATGAGGTCTTGTATGAGGATGAGCCATGCCTGACCTAGCCGATAATGCCGACGCCGTAACCGAACTCTGGACCGCCGACGCTGAACGCCGTGCCCGCGGCAAGTCCGCGCCGGAGAGTCACCCGGACTTTGACGGGCTGACCTGCGTGGATTGTGGTGATATTATTCCCGCAGGGCGTCTCCAACTGGGGCGCGTTCGATGTGTCGAGTGTCAATCAGTAACCGAACGTCGCCGGAATTTGTACAGCAGGGTATGACCCAGTTCCAAATCTTCCCCGACCTGAAGGCCATCATCGTCGAGACCGACGATCCTCGCGCCCTCACGTCCATCCCGAGTTTTGATGGGCGAAGCTGTGTAACTTGTGGTGACCCGATACCAGAGGGGCGGTTGAAACTCGGGAAGGCGCACTGCGTAGATTGCCAAGAGCGGTTGGATATGACACACCGGATGATGAGGCGGAGATGAGACCCACTGCCAGTGACCTTATTCGTGCGCTCAACACTGACGAGGGGCTTAACAGATTGGTTCACTATCTTCTTCATTTGGAAGCTACGGTGATGCTTATAGCCCAGGGGGGAGATGGTATTGTAGGAGAAAACTACGAGTCTTTTTCAGGCGACGACTGCGTCAGGATTGCACGCGAGGCGTTAAAATGACCCAGTATGGGGACTTCATTGTTCACCCGCGCCGTCGAACAGACGCGCGGCTGAAAACATTTCTGCTACGGGATGTTGATGCACTGTTGTCCCATCTTAAACATAAGGGTCGCCGCCCTAAAATCACATGGCTCCTCAACCAAGAAAATCATCTATTCTGGGAGAACGGCCAAGCATGGGAATCAAAAAAGGTTCGCAACTATATCTCAGCGTGGAAGTTCGACATATGACCCCCCAGTTCCAAATCTTCCCCGACCTGCATGCCATCATCGTCGAGACCGACGATCCTCGCGCCCTCACGTCCATCCCGACCGCGTTCGAACTGGCGCCGGGGTTCGTGGGGATGCCACACGGAGTCGATGAGGTCATCCGGCTTGGGATGATGGGCATCGCAGTGCCGTCGCCCATAGAATCATACTACAGGTGGCCCCGCGAGCACACTACCATCCCTGCTCCCTTCACACATCAGGTGGCAACCGCCGCGTTCGCAGTGTCGAACCCGCACGGCTACATCCTCAACGACATCGGCACCGGCAAGTCGCTCACCGCCGCGTGGGCCGCCGACTACCTGATGGAAGCCGGACTCGGCCACCGTGCCCTGATCATCGCTCCCCTGTCCACGCTCGAACGGGTGTGGGGGGATGTGTTCTTCGTTCACTTCACCCACCGCACGTTCAGTGTCCTACATGGATCGGCCGAGCGGCGCAAGAAACTGCTCGCACAACCGCGCGACTTCTATATCCTAAATCATGATGGGGTTGCAGTCATCGCCAAGGAACTCGCCGCGCGGTCGGACATCGACATCATCATAATCGACGAGATCGCGACGTACAGGAACAAGAATACGGGGCGCTGGAAGGTGTTGGAGACCTTGATCTATCCCGACCGCAAGAAACCCGAACTCGCGAAGCCGTGGGTGTGGGGCATGACCGGCACGCCGACGCCGAACTCGCCCGAGGACGCTTACGCACAATGCCGCTTGGTGACTCCGACGACGGTGCCCGCGTTCTTCGGCCAGTTCCGTTCCCTGGTCATGAACCACCAGTCAACCTACATCTGGACACCGCGCGACGAGGCAACCAAGATCGTGCATCAGGTCATGCGACCGGCGATCCGGTTCAAGCGGGACGACTGCATCGACCTGCCGCCCACGCTCTACCAGACCCGCGACGTGGAGTTGTCGGCAGAGCAGACCAAACATCTGAAGGAACTCATGCGCGAACTCATGACCGAGGTCGAGGGCAAGCGCGTTACCGCGGTAAACGAGGGGGTGAAAATAAACAAAGCGACACAGATAGTCGGGGGGTGTGTGTATGACACCGAAGGGGTACCTCACGAGATTGATACGGGGTCACGCATGGAAACCTTGTTAGAAGTGATCGAAGAAGCTGGCGGTAAGATTTTAGTCTTCGTGCCTTTCGTGTCGATGACCCATATGATCGCGCGAGAGCTAAATCGTCATTGGCGCGCGGCCATCGTTACCGGCGACACGCCGGTCAAGGAACGAAATGAGATATTTCTTGAGTTCGAGGATGAGAAGTCCGACTTGGAGATCATCGTCGCGCATCCGCAAACCATGAGCCATGGATTAAGTCTAACTGCCGCTTCCGTTGTGGTATGGTGGACCAGTATTCATAGTAACGACCTCTATACTCAAGCCTGCGGCCGCGTAACCAGACCGGGGCAGCGGCGCACAACCTGCGTGGTCAATTTGTCCGGTAGCAACACGGAAAGAAAAATGTATAAGCGTTTAGTTGAGCGCCAGAAAACCCAAGGTTTTTTGTTGGAAATGGTAGAGCGAGGGGAGAGCCTTCTATGAGCGCCCGCGGTCACCACGGCCATGCGAAACGGGGGGATGCCACTAAAACCTATCGCGCGTGGCAAAACATGCGTAGGCGCTGCACCGACCCGACCAATCCGCAATTTGCAGACTATGGGGGCCGGGGTATTACGGTATGCGCTGAATGGAATAATTTCCCGAGGTTCCTCGCAGACATGGGTGAAGCTCCTGCAGAAAAGAGTCTCGACCGGAAGGACAACAACCAAGGGTACTCAAAAGAAAACTGCCGATGGGCTACGCGCAGAGAGCAAAACCAAAACACGCGCAAGAATGTATTCATAGGTTACAACGGCGAACGCCGGTGCATTAGTGAGTGGGCTCGGATACTTAATTTACCAATGCTTACTTTGTACGATCGTTTAGTTCTGCGTAAATGGGGCGCAGAGAAAGCATTCACTACGCCGGCAATAAGTGGGATGAACCAATTCGGTGGAGAAGCAAAAATAACTTTCGGCGGCGCTACTCGTACTGTTCACGAATGGGCAACTAAACTCAATCTGCGACCAGGCACTCTGCATATGCGATTGTGGCGCGGGTGGTCGCTTGAACGGGCACTATCATGACCCCCTCATCATGGGCAGTCCTAATGCTCTGTAAAAATAAATTGAACTTGTTAAGCGATTCACAGTCAGATGGTGTATGATTCATAACCTGTAGGAGGGGGTATGACCGACGAAATCAATCTTGACGACGTGATGACCCGTCGCTTCGACCTGGATGAGCAGGCCAGTATCCTGATGGGCAAGCACAAGATGGAACTCGCACCAATCATCGAGGAGATGAAACTGTGCGAGTCCTTCATCAAGGCCGAACTGCTCAAGTCCGGCGCGCAGCAGTGGAAGTCCGCATCGACCGGGCACCAGACCTTCTGGACCACGAAGGACAGCGTGACGTGGAGTTATCTGTCGAGAAGGGCGAGAGCCTGATATGACCCCCTCCCACTGGGTAGTCCTGATGCTCTGCGTCACGGCGGTCATCTGCGTCGCCACCGCGGCAACCTACTGGTGGGGGCAAGACCGGGCATGGCCCTTGCGTTCGCGGGGTATGCACTCGCGAATCTTGGGTTCGTAATTGACGCCCTGCAGAAGTAAATTGAACTTGTTAAGCGGTTGTCAGTCAAACGTGGTAATATCATCAACCC